CTGCTGTCTTTGAAGTACTCGCGCCGATTCCATTTACTCGCGCCCTGTCTGTCCAGGTTCTCGCGGAATACGAGCACCCGCGCGTCTTCTTCGCCTTGCCCAGCAACGCANATCCAATTGCGCTCATCCGCGTGATAAGTGCCAAAAGCAGTTTCACTCAAATTACCGTACTGCTTGCCAACCAACCTCGGATCGCCTGAAGTGCGACAGTGATTCGTGCCCCTTTGTCCAGCATAAGTCCTAAACTGGAACGTGCCCGGTGCTGTTCTAACCACGTCAAAAGCCAGGTATACACCGCCCTCATTGGCAAGGTTGGCTAATTCCTGAACCACGTCCAGCACGTTGCGGTAAGCGAACGCCTTCGAGACGCTTGCCCCACCTGCTCCGAATTTTCCTTGCACGGTTACTTTCTGCCGCCAAGAAGACGCGGTATCGCCAAGTTGCTTGCTAACAATGTCCTTCATCAGATCGTCAGGGATGCCAGTCATCTCAGCATCTTCTGAACCAGCGAATGCGGCTACAATCGCCGTATCTAAAAGCCAGTTCGCGTCTGAAGCGTACAATCGCACGTACTCTTCCCCATTTGAATTAGCGTAAAATTGCCAGTCCTGCAAGAAGTACGCGATCTCGTTCTGCAATTCCAACGTACCGTTTTTATCCCGCCAGATCTCGAATATCTGACCGACCTTGAAGTCCTCGTACTTCATTAACCCGCGCGGGATAGTTAGTACCATACTTCCTATGGCATTTTCAGTACGCACATATTCAAGCGATGTAAACGCCTGAATGACTCCGATCTTATTGCCTTCGTCATCGTGCCAGTCTACCTGGTATCTCACAGCAGCGCTCCGTCCAGCCCCCAGAATTTAGGTTTCCATGCAATCCATGCGTTAGTAGGCGTGTCAGTGTCATCCATGAAGAGCGAGATGTAATTCACGCCCGGTCTTAGATAAAAGTTACCGTAATCCGAGCCAGCGTTCACGTAGCGCAAAAGACTCCCACGCCCCGACCACGAGCTTTTGAATCGCAGGTCCACAGGGTCGAAGTACAGACTGATTGTTTCCCCCGCCAGAAGCGTCAAGCCGTTAAAACTCACGTTTGCGCCCGTGCTGTAATTGACGATAGACTTTAGCGTGCCCGGTCCGGTTATCTGCATATACGGGTACGTGTTCGCCGATGCGCTTGCCACGTTCAGGTTGAGCGCTACAACGCCTGTCTTTGCATTTTCGTCCGGCGCTTCTGCGATAGTTGAGAAGTTGCCACCGATGTAGAGCGAGCCGTCTGAGGCAAGGCAGAGGGCATCAATAAAACCTGTCGTTCCCGGTAAGTCTATGTCAAGAGGTTGATATGCCCCCTGTACTGACTTGACAATGCGGTCTGTCAAAGTCAGGCTGCCAGCGGTTATGAAATTGCCGCCCAGATAAATATCGCCGTTTCCGGCACATAAAACTTCAGAAACCTCAGCATTCACCCCGCCCGCCATTAGCGCACCCCAATTGTTTCCGCGCCACGCAGCTACACAATCCGCATCTGCATCGCCACCAGCATTGCTAAACGCTCCGCCGATAATAATCGTTCCGTTAGGTGTAATGTCAATTGAATTAACAACACTATTTAATTCCCTTGCGCCTAAATCATAAAATGACTTGACCGCACTCCCGTCCCAGTAACAGATATAATCGCCGTTTGTGCCATCAGCGTTGGTAAAAAGCCCGCCTATTAGCAAATCCCCGTTTGAGCGAAATTTTAAAGCATAGACAATATTAGAAAGACCAGTCGCAAGCGGATTCCAAGCCGTTCCGTTCCAATAAGCGATATAATTGCAGTCTGTATTGCCGCTCGCTTCAGTAAAGTTACCACCAATATAAATTGTTCCTTCTGGCGAGATTTCTATTGCATTAACATAAGGTGTAGTTAAAGCGCTAATGCCGCTACCAACTGCAGACCAAGCGTTAGTAGAAACTGTGTATTTCGCGAAGGAGTCCGCGTTCGCAACGCCGCCAAGATCAGCAAATCTGCCTCCTACATACAAATCGCCGTTAGCATCAAAAGCCATACAACGAATATCTGTTATAGTTGCCCCAGTGTTCGGATCGCCAACCGCTTGCCATACCTGACTTGCCTTACTCCATCTCGCAATACCCTTCGTGTTAGCTACCGCACTCCCGCCATTGCTCACGCCGGTAAACGCTCCACAAACATAAACGTCACCGTTAGGAGCTTCCTTGATGTCATTAACAGAACCCCCCGCAACGCCCGCAAGCGGATTGACGTAAGCAGAGCCATTCCACTTGCACCAACTCCCATTAGGATCTCTTTTGACAATGAATTCCGCAGGAAAGTCGGCGTATAACTCCATCTCAGTGCCCTCTTCATATGCGCCGTCCAGCAGACCGCTCGGAACTGCGAAGTTCAGCACCGCTCGCTGGTAGGTTGGCAGGTCGGGCGTGTCGGTCAAAGTCGCGGGCAATGGAATGCAGCGAATGTCAACCGGGTTAGTAGCTTCGTCGCCGTTAGCGGCGAAGCCCTGATACCTTACAACCATTTCACCCTCGAACAGGTCAGGTCTAAGCGCGTCAATCAGCGCCTTGCGGTTGGTCTCGATTTCACCCAAACTATTCCCGATGAAGTCCACCACAATGCTAAACTGTCTGGACTTGCGGATGTAATCCTGGTATAGATCACCCCCACTCGTCATTTTCGTGACGATCTGATTCCAATCGCCGTGACCTAAGCCAGTCGCCTGAACAACGTGACAATAGTCGTCAAGGTCAAGCAACTCCCCGCCGGTTTTGACGTAATTTGCTCTGGTAGAAGCGCTATTCCTTCGCGCTCCCTCCCAAAAGTAACCAGCACCAAGATCCCCGGAAATGAAGGTGGACGGATCCACCGCTTGCTCAAACTGCCAGCCGTCCGTCCAAAACGGTGCCGTGCTCGCAACGCTATCACGCTGCAATGTGAGCAGCACGGTGTTTGTTTTGGTTGATGTAAAGGACAAGCTAATTCTCTGCCAATAGCCGGTTGCGGTGAAAGTGGTTGTGCCTTGCGTTTGGCTGTCAGATACCGCGTAAATGCGCATTGCTTGCCCTGCGATGCCCTTCACGTCAAGCGAGAGTGAGTAAGCCAAGCCGGTGGTAATACTCAAACCTGAATAACTTACGCCTGCAGCCGTGCCAGTGTCCGGCGTGACCTTGATACAACCAGGCCCGCGTCTGGAATATGTGCTATCCACCGCGATACTTGTCGATCCGCCGAACGCGGAATACCCACCGGTCGAGGTATACGGCTGCGGGTTCTTAATATAATTCCTCCCCGCGCTTGGCTTGACGATCCAAAATTTCTTATGTGCTAATACAGGTGCTGTCATTATGCCCAAGCCTCCATCAATTCAAATGCCGTTTTTACATCCGCCGGATTACTGCTTGTAGGCATAGTCAGGTTGTATACGTTCCCGCCTTGCGCCCCACCGGCTCTGGCTATTGCGTTAGCAACCGCCTTGCCAACCGCGTCCGCGTCAACTCCATCGCCTGAGTTTGCGCCCGTGAGCGCCTTGCTCAAAGCCCGCTCTGCATCCGCCCTGCTCATGATGAATCCATCCGCAGATGGGACGTACAACTCCCCTTGATAGCCGTATTCTTGCCAGGTGTAGGGATTGCCGCCCTGCACCGCGCCGCCGACGGCCTTGCCAGTCCCACCGCCAGGCTTGTATACAACGGCCCCATATTTTATGGGCGGCGTCCACAAGTCAATTTCGGTGGTATCAAGTTTGGCTGTCACCATCAAATCTTTTATCGGCGCTTCGTAATAATCGACTTCAGTAGTTCCGAGTTCTGCCTCCACCTCCATCTTTTTTGAGGCGGGCTTGTACTCTTCGACCTCTTTGGTAATCGTCACAACGGGTTCAACCGTGAAGGTGATATTCCCTGTTTTCGGGTCGATCGTATAGCCGTTGATCGTGTCAATGGCGTTCTTGTAAGCCGTCATTGCCGCTGCAGCGCCTTCTTCAGAGATATAACCCATGTCAATTGCCATGTTCATATAAGCAGCTAATTCTGCTTCGGTCACACCCCCGACCGCAATTGTCGCCTGGAACATGTCGAGCACAACCTGGTTAGCCATGTCAGCCAGTGACTGTTTCAGCGCGTCAACCTTCGCTTTGGCTTCATCGTACTTTTTTGAGCCAATCGGATTGTTCGCCATGATGGTTTCTTGCTCAACAATATCTTCCAGCGCGTCATCGTAGCTTTTGGCGAAGCTGATCATTCCAGAGAAGTTTTTTGTCACGCTGGTTACTCCGGCGAGTTCCTCCTGGATTTTCATCAGGCGCTCTGTTTCGGCTATCAGTGCTTTTTGTTCAACTGTTAGAGCAGCCGTCGATCCCGTTACCTGCTGCGTGTAAGAAAGCGTCTGTTTGTACGCCTCTGGGTTTTCCATGATCCAGTCGTAATATTCTCTCGCTGCTGCAGCATCCTCATAAGCTTTTATTTGTTGCTCTAAACCATCAACAATCTGGGGATTGTCTTTCAAAAATTGAGTGTCACTGGCACTGGTCGCACCAAGCCGATATTGGTCGTAGGCCGCTTGAATTTCGGCTGTTATCAGACCCAATTCACGGGCTTGATCCCAGATTTCATTCAGGTCAAATGCTTCTTTTTTATCTGTGAAAACGGTCGTCCAATAATCCGCCCACCAACTGGTAGCATCGGCAAGGTCGGATTTTACCGCGTCAAAGTAGTTTTTCTGAGAAGCCGACAGCTGTTCCCACTTGCCAGCATTGTCAACCGTCAAGCCGCCGGTGGCTTCCAGCAAGCCTTTTGAGCTTTCCAGCACGCCGTTCAACAGCGCCTGCGTCTTTTCTGCCTTTGACAGTTCTTCAGCCGTTTTCCCTACGGAATCCGCATAAGCCTGGTAGCGCGCCTCTGCATCAACCACAATACCGAGGTTATCCAAAATGAGAGGTGAAGCTCGACCAATACCAGTTACAATGTCGTTGAAGGCTTGCGTGGTAGAAATACCCATTGCCCGCCCGCGCAAGGCGGCAACTTCCATCAATTGCGAGAGTTCACCTGCATCCGCGCTCACGCCTAACATCATAGCTCTGGATGACGCTTGCATCAAGTCAAAGTCGCTAACCATTCCGAGCGAAGCCCCCTGCAAGGAAGATAATATGTCATCCATGTCAGCGTTCAATGAAGCGGCAAGCGAGCCAGAAGCTTCTTCCATTCGTTGGAATGCAGCACCCTCTTGCGCTGCATCGGTTAGCAATTTGACAGATCCGGCAACGGCGGCAATTGAGGCAGCCGCGCCCATGCCAACAGACATGATGCCGGATAAGCCAGCGCCCAAGCCTTTCAGCCCACCTTCGGCACTCTTGCCTGCCGTGCCCAAACCTTCGATGTCACTCTTGACTTTCTTGATGTCACCGCTGGCTTTATTCAGAGCACTGATTACAATCTGCAGATTAGCCATATTTTTCTCTCAATTCGTTCACTTCCCGCACAATCGCCCATATCTGCTCATTCTGGCGTTTCCACTTTGCCGACTCACCGGGCTTTTGCCCTTCGTTCTTGTACGCCTGAAAAGCCTGGTACACATTCCCCACCTGCCTTAGTTTGCGCATCAAACCAGCCGGCTGTTCCATTACTCCACCAGAGTAAGGCAGCGCACGGTATTCTTCACAATTCAGGCTCAATTCGAGCAGTTGTGGCATCGCGCCTTTACCTTCAGCAAAGTTGGCAACCTCGATCAAGATAAAGGGTCAATGTTCGTCGCCTCGGCGATCATCTTCGCGATACAGTGATCAGCAAGCCAAACTATGTGAGACGGCTTGGCATTGTCCACATCATCGAGCGTCCATTTCGGCTCGGTCATGAACCCCTGCTTCACAGCCGCTCGGACGGAATCACCGCGCCATACAGACATTGGTTGCGTACCCTTGCCTTTCATGTCGCGGTGAAAGTCCTCAAGCATTTTTTGATTGATTTCAGTCAGCACGCACTTGCCAAATTTCTTGTGTTCAAATTCCATTATTCGCTCCAGTCTCTAATTTCTGTTATGCCAGTATTGCGGTTTCAGACTTGGTTTCAATTGTCAACCAGTTAGCCAAAGTCGTGTTGTACACGCCATCCAAAACCAGATCGTAGGTCATAACGCCATTGCGATCCTGGAATATCTCAGGTGCTTGCATGGAGTGCCCAGCGAAGTTGATTACCATCGAGCGTAAACCGGTGCTTGTGCCAGTCGTGTAAGTTATCCGGACTTGCTTTTCCAGAATAGCAGATGCCGAGCCCAACATAGCGATCAAGTGATCATCGGTAGTATCGTTCAATTCCAGGCTCAACTTCAGTTGCCCGTTCCATTTCTGGTCATGGTGTGCAGTCGGAGTGCAATCGCCTAAATAACCCCGATATTCGCGGTTGGAATTGACAGACAATTCCCAGCTAAAAGCGGAGTTAGCCAAAGCCGTGAATGTGCTGCCAGACCAAGCCTCGATGGATACTGAAGCCATGCAGCCGCTCATCCTGGTTATAGCCGTGCGGTTTGCTAAAGACTGCAGCGCGCCTGCGGTAACTTTCCCGCCGATAATAGACCCGCCTACCTGAACGCCGGTATTATTCGCGCCGGAAAGTGTCAGGCTTGCCACTGAAGCGTCCTGCAACTGCCATACTTCGTTAGTTTGTCCGTACTGGAGCGTCATGAAACGTGGAGTGACCCCGCTGGTAGTCGGCGCGTTATAAGTGCGCGTGTACGGACCCGCCCCGCTTGGAGTGGCAGTGCCAAACAAAGCCTCCAGCCAATAGTTCACGTCCTCAAATGATTCATCGCTGACTTCAAACGACGCTGAACCAGCGTAATGGTCAAGCGTAGTCTGATGGGTCGGGGCAAGCGTGCCCCTTAGTTGGTCCAAAGCACGTGTTTCAAATTCAGGCCTCAGCTTGAAACTGGATACATTCTGCAACTTGACAGTCGAAGTCGCAACCGCTGTACCAAATGCAGTCTGAAACGCGGATTGTAAAACGTTATGCGCATTAAGCATTTTTCACCTCTGATTTTTCTTTCTCATGAACGTAAAGACCGGCTTTTAGAGCCGCCTTTTGAATTTCTTTCGGCAGCTCCGCCCATTCCTCAGCACTCATGTCCCGCGCCGGAACGCCAGCGAAATAGCCTCCACCTTTGTAGATGTATTTATCCACTTGCAACCTCCTTGATATTCAACTGGCATAACACGCCAGCGTAAAACCGCCCGGTTCCGCGCGGCCATTCATATTCGCCTGGAGTCATTGATGCAGACTCCAAAGACGTGTTCTGATAAGGGCATCTAAACGTCCTCAGCATATCCACATACTTTCCTGAATAATCGACAATCTCAGGCGCGAATTCCCTTAGCCCAACCCCTTGTTCGCTCGCTTGCCATAGCATCAAGTCGGTCACCTGCCAGTCGATCGTTACCCCCGTTCCAATCGCAATAAAACTCATATCCCGCCCTTCACCTGGAGATCCCCCTACTGGAAGNAATAACCGNCAAGGTAAGTGCGCGGTNGTGATATTCTCAGGCAGTTTNTCCAGCCCGTANACAGTNGGTGTCTTGCCGGACGTGGTTGTAACCTTCTTTGCTTCAAGCGCGTCGTAGATGTTAGTGATTACGCTCATATTCCCAACCGCCTTTTGTATCGGTCAAGCANNTTCTGCACGTCNGAAGGCANNCCTGAAGGCATAATCGTTACNCCGTCACCNGTCACCATCGGTCGGTCTAAATCGGCNCTGGTATCCTTTTGNCGGTAGATAAANGCCGCNAGCCTAACGCAGGCATGAGTAATATCAGCCGGTGCAGTCGCAGAATANCCCCACGTGCCAGCAACGCTTATTTCGCTGTCTGAATCGTCAAACTCCCAACTGTAATCCTCATCCAATCGGATAATCCATTTAGGGTTATCATTGCGCGGGAATAGACGATAGTTAGCGCTTGCAATTTCAACGCTGTTGCCATTCGTGAGCTTAGTTACAGTCAGCAGATCGTAGCCGTAGAGATTCAAATCCTGCCCGTCAATATCGTCTGCTGTAAAATATTTCGTGGCGGTCTCTGCTTCAAATGACCTGCCAGTATAAGCGTCAATAATCCCTTCAGCCCGCGTTAGCAGGTCGCTTAGCAGATTGTCATCGCCGTTCGTGGTGATGCCTAAATAGTCCTTCAGGTTGGATAGGCTCGCGTAGCTCATTTAACCGCCTTAGTCCGTGACGTGGGCTTGTTTACCACCTTCACCGCCGGCTCTGCTGCATAGGCAATAAACCCGCAGCGCATGTAGTCATCCACATACTCTTCAGGCATTTCGGCGGTCGCGCCCTCTTTATATGGCACGGATTTTCCGCCTATGTTAGCAACGAACTCGCGCATAACATAAATCTTGATCGATTTACTCATATTTTCACCTCTCTCAAACGGGATCAACACATCGCCATCCGGCTTTATATGCCCGCAAATAACGTCAAACCTGCAAATCTGTTTGAAGCCGTTTCTCATACAGTCAGCGGCAAGCGGCATATCCGGACACGGATGCCCACCGATTTCACTCCGTCTCATATCTAACTTTTCTAATACCCGCCTCTTAATCAGCGTGCAGCCAAAGCCTACACCGCTCACTTCGATCCAACCTTGCGACTTTGCCTTTTTCACAATCTCAGGAAACATGGTCAAGCTCGCATCAGGCCATCTGGAATTCACAGACCGAAGGGCATTTAATACCGATTTGAAATGGCGAAGCAGGTAAAGTCCATAAATCACATCCGCGTCGGTTGCAAGCATTTTTGTCAAGGCATCTTCAGGGATTATCATGTCGTGCTCAACAGTGAACAGATAATCGTAATCGCCGGATAATATTCTCTGCCTTGCATAGCGATATTGGTACAGCGTGTTTTCATGGTCTTGCTTACTGTTTCCAGTAATCTTGTTTGGATTGTTAGTGCTTATCTCAACTTCAAGCTCAACACCATCTGGAATAGTTAACTTTTCAATGCTTTCCAGCGTCTCTTTATGAACTGCCAGCTCCCCGCTTGCCAGTTTATAGGTCGGGCAGAATAATAATATTTTTACCTTATAAGCAGAGGCACCGGAAGCCACAACATTTATGTCATGTCCCTCATGGATGTTTTTCAATTCCCCAATTGGTTTCACGGTGCCTCTGCTTCGTTAGTTAGTCAGCGGTTAGGCTGATGGATGGGTTGCGTACTGGAACGCCTCTGCCTGCAGAACTGCGCAGCCGAAGCGGTAGGTAGCCAAAATGCCAATCTGCCCGGTGTCAGCATAAAGCTCGTTCAGGCGGCGGATTCTCAACCCGCGATTGGTCACAAAGCCCATATAGTTAAAGTTGCCAAACATCAAAGACTTGGCACTCGCTGCAATATTAGCTACGTTGCTGTTCAAGACAACCGGATAGCCTTCCAGCGTTGGCCCGTCAACAGTACCGCTCAAGCGAGCAACACCGCTGGTAAACGTGAACACACTGGAACTAACCAGCCCCTTCAGATTGAACCAGGTTGCCGGATCCATAACCCATGCAGCGCCGTTATGATACGGTGATCCGAGTTTCCCCATTAATTCAGGGATTTCAGTGGCACCGATTGCGCTTGCTGAGTCAAATGACAGTCCGGCTGTGCCGCCTACAAACGCGCCTTGCGGTTCAGTTGAACCTGCACCGATCAAAGNGTAGTAGTTTTCAGTNTCAGCTACTGCNCGCCCGATAGCGTTGGTCAGGAATGNCTCAAGNTTGCTGTTATCGTCTTCGAGCANCTCTTCGGACACNTTGATCAACTTGGTGAACTTGTAAACTGGAACTGAAACCTGCGCGAAAGTAGGTTCTTCTTCAGCAGCACTAATCGCNCCTTCCTCNGCNACCAACGTAAACTTGGCAAGGCTCGCNTTCTCAGTCGGGAAGTTATATTTATCCCGATTTGTGGTCACGCGCATCAAACCGAGNTTGCTGATAATTGATTCTTCATCGCGNTTAGCGATAATTGAACCATATTCATCATCAGGAACNAGATANCCGCCCTTCTGTGGTCGTGCCTTCCTGCAAGGCNGCTTTTGACGCCTTACGGATGTTGGACACCTCTCCCGTGCGCACATAATCCCAGAATGCGCTTTTATAGCTTTTCTCGCCGAGACCTTCGACCACAGCCGGTGCTTTTATAGTTCTTTCGCCCTTTTCAATGCCAGGCGCGGCTTTCAGTTCTTCGACAATTGACTTGCGGATTTCATCGGCNATTGCTTTGATATCCACTTTAGGCTCTTCAGCCTTTGATTCTTCGACGATTTTCTCTTCGTCCATTTTATTTTCCTCCTCAGGAATTGTTGAAATTGATTTTTGTTCAGCTTCAACCGATTCCTCGACCGCATCC